ATGCTTATTGATTAATTCTACCAGGACTTTGTTATCATATTTAATACTCTCTTCATCCAAGATAGTTTTGACACGCTTGAAGAAAGATGCTGCAATTTCTTGTCGTTCCTTTCCTTTGATTCCAAACTCGATGACGGCGCATCGAGAGTGAAGAGGTTCAACAATTTTGTTTTTATAGTTGCAGGTGAAGATGAATCTGCAGTTGCCACTAAACTCCTCAATAAACGCCCGTAGGAGGAGTTGAACGTCGTTGGTTGTGTTATCTGCCTCATCAATGATAATGACTTTGTGTTTTGCAGTTGACGCAAGCGAAACGGTTGAAGCGAAGTTTTTCGCATTATTTCGGACGGTATCAAGGAATCGTCCTTCATCGGATCCATTGATGACATAATAGTCTACTCCAAGTTCAGTGCAAAGTGCTTTTGCAACTGTAGTCTTACCACATCCAGCAGGGCCTGCAAGAAGCAGGTTAGGCACTTCTCCTTTATCTAGGAAGTCAAGAAAAGTTTTTTTGATATTGTCAGGGAGAATACACTCCTCAATTTTACGTGGGCGGTATTTCTCTACCCACAGAAACTCGTCGCGCATAATATTGTTTTAGGAATAAACCAATAGGATACAGATTGCCAGTATTTTCCAAGCAAATATGCTTCGTAAAAATCCCGAATATCTGTCCAAGTATTACGATAATCACTAGGATAAATCGTAATACTCATAATACAGAATACCACAACATGGAAGAAACTTCCAGCGGGGTGATGTCCTAATTGAAAACCAAGAAGTTTGGCTTCGTCATTAACACTAAACCCAAGATCAAAATGAATATGAAGTTGATCGTGAAGTTTAGTATCTTCACCTATTCCAGGTATCCAATTTTCTAAGAATTGAATATAAGGATCAGGTTCCATAGTGAGCAAATAATTTACTTATTCCAATAGTAACAAGAAAAGAGAGCATAATAACCATGTCCCACATTTTGTTTTTAATAAAGAATGGGAGAGTAAGAAAATCAGCGATTAGATGCACTATTACTCCTGCTAAAACACTTACATAAATCAAAGTAAAATGAGAGCAGACAATCAGAATGCACCCAATCAACCGCATCCTACCCAAAAGTTGAGTCTGGTTCAAGTGCAATGTAATAAGTCAGATCATGATTTTTACTTGTGAAACGAGACAGAAGTTTTTGCGAAACTACAACATCATATGTTCCAGGAAGAATCTTGATGTTCTCAACTTTGAAGTTAAAGTTGAAAGTTTCATCAGTCTCACCAACAACTTCTTCGTGAGCATTAGAAGTATCGTTTTTCTTATCACGAACTACAAGTTTCACAACACCTGCTTCACCAACAGCAGAGATATCAGGAAGTTGATAAACAGCAGCTGCTTTTAGAAGTTTCTCAAGAACAGTAGTAGTCAGTTCAAAACAGACATCTTCACTAGGAAGTGAAATCTCTTTATCAGGAGGAGTAACGATAACAGATGGATCTGCAAAGAAATACTTAGAACGTGAGCGTCCTTCTTTGATCACCACATAACCATCATTTGCAAAGTCAAGTTCGGGTTTTTGGTGCAGACTCAAACCGTTAAGGAATTGGTTAAGATCATAGATACCAAAATCGCGAGCAAACTCTTCATTGATAGTTGCTTCTGCAAGAATATTTTTCATCACACTAATAGTGCGAAGTTTGCTGCCCTCTTTAAACAAGATTGATTGATTGATAGAAGAGAAGTTCTTGAGAAGAGAAAGAGTAGAATCAGACAGTTTCATAGGATTACGAATTTTCATTATCAATAAGGGAAGTCAGAATTGGTTGATTTGTAGTGATCATCAAAATGCAAGAGTAGCATAGCATAGTGAATTACTTTTAGTAAATCCTTTTTATTTTTTCCATCTTTATCACCATAACGACTTCCATACTTTAAGATATTAGCTTGACAGAAGTTAGATGCAAGATTTTTGACTTCCATCAAGTCAATAGTTTGAATATTTTTAAATCCTCCTTCATCTCCAGTATAGTGACTACGATAAGTACCACTTACATATTCATGAATATCCTTCAGAATAACATCTTCATTATATTTCCAACGTCCATTATTGTTGTCTGGTGCATTTGGAAGTTCGGGAACACTAACATTTAATTCCATAGTTGTTTCGTCGAGAGAAGCCCATTGAGACAATGCCTCACTTGGAATTGCTGGGATAGAGATTGTGTCTTCACCTAATCCACCAACAATTCCATCTTCATTTGTAGAGTATCCATCTGCTTTTACAGTCATAACATCATAAAGTAAACTCCAAGCATTAGTCATTTTATCACTCAGCAGTGTAAGTGTCAATGATATTTTCAGAGGGCATCACGAAATCAGCATCAACTTTATCGTACAGTTCCAGAAATGCCTGCTTAGTTTCGTCATCAAAACGATTCACGCAAACCTCAATTGCTTTTGCTTTGTCGCCAAAGATATTGTATGCCTGAACGATATGAACTAGACGACGAGTGCTGATAATTTCTTCAATACCACCATCATAGAATGTTTTACGGATGATGTCTGCCCAGTCTGCAAGACGCTTACAGAAATTATCATCAGTGCAAAGTTTAGAGAGAATCTTAGTCTCAATAGCAGCGGTAGGATACTCCTGCTCAAAGGTGACAGGGAAACGCTCTAGAAACGCTTCGTTGAGCACGTTAGTTCCAATGAATCGTCCGTCGTCACTACCTTTACCCTTAGTGTTGGCTGTGGCGATGACATTGAATCCACTTCGAGGAGAAACCCATCTTCCGATTTTTTTAAGGAAAACTCCTTTCCCTTCAAGGATAGATTGGAGACAGAGAATTTTGTTAGAAGCGAGATCGAGTTCGTCAAGGAGCAGTACAGCTCCGCGTTCGAGTGCTTCGATAACTGGGCCATTGTGCCAGACGGTGTTGCCATCAATAAGGCGGAAACCGCCAATAAGATCATCTTCATCGGTTTCGATTGTAATGTTTACACGGATGAGTTCCCTTCCGAGTTGGGCACACGCTTGCTCAACCGAAAAAGTCTTGCCATTACCGGAGAGTCCCGTAATGAACGTTGGATAAAAAATACCGGACTGAATAATTTTTTTAATATCAGCGAAATTACCAAACTTGACGAAGGAATCATCTTTCTGAGGAATAAGGTTTTGCTCAACTGCAGGCATAGCAGCAGGAGCAGTATAGGACGTTTCCAGATCTTCTACAGTCTCTTTAGTTACTTCCAAATTCCACTTACCACGTCCAACTTTGTAGTCAGACAGTTTGTTAGTAACAGTCTGATAGTTACAGTCATTCATCGCACACCATGCTTTAATCTCAGCAGAGGTGATCGACGTACCGTACATATCTTGAATGGAGTCGATGATGCTTTGCTTGGAGAGTCCCATGTGCTTTTGTTGTTTACCTGCTTATTATACACATAAAAAAGGGGGGTGTGTGCCCCCCAGTGTTCACTTTTCAAACCGTCTATACTTGAATTTTATTGCTTGGAGCATCCATGCATCAGTCAATTTCTTAGGGCCTTCTAGAAGAACCTTACGAACCCTGGGATCGGTTTCCATCTGAAGTGCAATTTCTTTCCAAGTCATCATGCTACTAAAGAAATAAATTCACCCAGGACTTTTTTATTTAGTTTCTTAGTCTTAAGACTTTTGGCAAAAGCAGACTTGATCTTTGCTTTTGATGCTCCCTCATCCACCTCAAATTCAACATCCTGAGCGAGAGCTGTGCATGAAAGTCCAAAGTATGCATCATATCCAGATTCACGAATCACAAATCCTTTCTCTTTCTTCCACTCATTCTGCAGTTTAATTAGTTCTTCACCATGATCGTAATAAAGTTTAAGAAAATTATTAGCATCGCGAGGAGCAAGTAAACGAATGCCAACAAAGTTCACTTCAGGAAAATTATCCTTAAGATTCTTCAGCATGACATCAGAGAATCCGTTGAAGTTTCCAGACTCAAACTTATACATGTTACCAGTCTTACGATCACGTAGAATAGTCCTCCAGTAATCATGTCTAGCCTCTCCAAGAAACTCAGCATTGTTCTCCCAATAACGCTTGATCAATTTGTGGCGATTGAGAGGACATGCTTCACCATCAGTCAGAACCACACACTGAACTTTCTGCAGTTTGTTTTCACGTTGGAACTTAGGAAGGATCTTATGAAGAGATACAAGTGCTTCATTCAAAGGAGTTCCTGACAGAGACATCTTCCTGCCCCAAGTATAGGAAGAACGATACATTCTAGTAAAACCAACAGCATGTCGCCAGATGTTGATCATCTGATGCTCTAGATCTTTGGCAGATACTTTGCTTGTAAGAATGTTAAGGAGATTGAAATCATTTGAAACACAAAGAAGATTTTCTTTCTTCTCGTAATGATCTACTAATTGATGTGGAAAATTAATATCATGACTACTCCACTCATTAGTAAAAGCATATACATCAAAAGGAATACCAACTTTCTTACAGAACCACAACAGATTAAACATCTGCTTACAAGTATCCATAAGTGTGTATTGCATTGAACCACTCCAATCCAACATAAAAACAAGTCCGTGATTCTTGCCGTCTGCAAGAGTTGTTACCTTACGGAAAAGATCTTCATTGTACTTGTAGGTGTGAAGTTTGGTGCAGTCAAGAACACCAGTGCGAGAGGTAGTAGCACGAGCATAAGAATCTGCTGCCTTCTTGCACTCAAACTCTTTTACCAAGTAATTGACTTCTTTCTGTGCAGAACGCTTGAACTGAATATATTCTTTGTCACACTCCTCAAAGATCTGCATGTTCAGTTTACTTTCAAGGACTGCACGTTCCTGATAATCAAAGACATGATCAACATATCGATGTACCAGATCGTTACTGACGATAATCGTATCCAGATTTACTTTAGGAACCTCAACATAAACGGTTTCGATACCATCAGTCTGTGCCAGTTGTTCAATACTGTTAGAAAGAGAATCTGCAGTTTCAACTTCGGGTTCTACTTCTTGTTCAGAATTATCTTGCCCACCATCATCAGGAACATCTTGAATATTTCCCTGAGGTTTTGACTCCTCATTATCCTGCTCTTCTTGTTCTTCAGACGATTGTTCTTGAGACTTAGGTGCTTCTATATCTTGAGTTTCATTATTAACTTCTTTCTTACAATACTTATAAAGTTCTTCTGCCGCTTTAGCAACATCCTCAAAAGTCTCACAATCACCAATCATACGGACGATTGACATCTCTTCTTCGGAGAATTCAATATCTACAAAATTACCAATCTTAAAGTATAGATTTGTACGATCGGCAAGATTGAACTCATTGACATCTTCATCAGAGATTTTGAAGAAATCATCATCACTCATCTGATTATATCCTTTAAAGAATGTTTTGTGCATTCCAGGATACTTACGCTTCATCAACTTCTCAATACGAGCATCCTCAACAATATTGATGAAGGAGTGAGGAATACCCTTTGGAGGATCTTCATCAGGAGTGAAAAGAGCATGGCCAACTTCATGTCCCACGAGAAGATCGTAGACAGTGTTACTTGCACTCTCCCACATTGGAAGTGTCAGCACACGATTATGAACATCAAACTGAGCGGTGGATACTTTACGATGCTCAACCACCAGATCCTCAGTGGCAAGAAGTTTGGCGAGTTGTGACTTGATTTCTTGAAGGACTGGCATTGAACTCCTTGTGATGTCCCTATAATACTAAACCCCCACCTTTCGGTGAGGGCCCTCAGTGACAGTTTCTAAAGTGTCTATGGTTGGTTATGAAAGAATACTCCTACAGATTCGTTTACAAGTCGCCTGATCATCATCACATTCAATTAGACAGTCGTAATAATCATTTATGTGATCAGATTCATCAAGTGTTCGATCTAAAGTATGAGTC